GCAACATTCACCAATGATCTGCAAGGTGTAGCACTGCGCGCCTGGGTGAGCATCCAGGACACCGTGAAATACCAGTTCACCAATCCAACCGCAGGCGTGATTGATCTGGGCTCCGGCACGGTGAAGTGCCGGGTGAAGAAGTAAGCGCCGCAGGCGCCCAACGAGTTCGCTAGTCCCGAGCGATAGAGGGACACGCCACCGCCGCGGCGAGACAGCGGCGCACACGTCACCAAGCACGAAACGCATGGAATGAAAGGACGGCGAAGATGGCCGGCGACGAAGAACTATTGTCTGTTGACGACAAGGACGTTTTTGCAGCCGCACTCAGCGACCAACCCCCGGCAGAGCCGGAGAAGCCGAGTGAGGAACCAAAGCCGGAAGGCGAGCGGCCACGCGATGAGCAGGGCCGGTTTGTGCCGAAGGCTGGGGATGCGGAAGCGCCTGCAATACCTGTGCCAGAGCCAGCGACAAATGCGGACATGTCCGCAGATGTCGGTTTGTCCAAGGAGGAGGCAATTCCCTCCTGGCGACTGCGTGAGGTTTCACAGGCAAGACGCGCGGAAGCGGAAGCGAGACAAGCGGCCGAGGAACGCAGTCGCGTTCTAGAGGCGCAGCTTGCGCAGCTCCTGCGTCAGCAGCAGCAACAGCGGCAACCGGAGCCACTGCCCGATCTCATCGAGCAGCCGGAGGCATACGCCAGGGCCATCGAGCAACGGCTTACCCAACAGTTCGAGCAACGCGACATTGCCCGTTCTCTGCACAGGGCGGACAGGCAATACGGCGAGGAATTCCGCCAGGCATATGAGGCATTCAACTCGCCTCAATACGCCAATGACGAGCACCTCCTACAGCGCGTCAGGAATTCCTACGACCAGGGCGAGGCAATCCTCGCCTGGCATCGCGAGCAGAAGGCGCTCCGCGAGATCGGGCCAGACCCATCCGCCTATCGCCGGAAGCTGCGCTCAGAACTGATGCAGGACGCCGAGTTCCGCAAGGAATTCATGGCGTCGATGCGGGCCGAAGCCACCCAAAAGCCGTCCTCAGTCACCTCGCTTCCGAATTTGGCCAGAGCGCCCGGGTCCGCAAGTGGCCCGCGCGACGACTGGCCGACGACGGATGCGGAAATCTTCGCAGAAGTGACACGGCGCAGAGCCTGACCGCGGGAAGCGGCACCTTGCGCCGTCGTGAGGTAAACGACGATGGCAGCAGCAACAGTAATGTCGAATATTCAGACGAAGAATAAGCTCGTCCAATATACGACAGAGATCAATCGTGAGTATGTAAGGGAAAACCTGTTCTCGCCCTACATGGGAACGGATGCTTCCAGCATCATCCGTATCCGTAACGAGGCGAAGAAGGGCGGCGACCAGATCAATTTCCCAATGGTCGGAAGCCTCTACGGCCCCGGAACGCCGGTTGCGTTGGGCTCTCCGTCTTATGCCTACGGTGTCGATACGCTCACCGGCAACGAGGAGAAGATCGACAATTACGGCATGCGGGTCTGGATTGACTGGGCACGTAATGCGGTGGCCACGAATGACGCCGAGGAGCAGAAGGACTCCGCCGACATCTTTGGCGAGGCCAAGCCGCTCCTGAGCGACTGGGGCAAGAGCCTACAGCGGGACGAAATCATCCTCGCGATGGCGAACTTCCCGAGCGAGGCACAGCCGACCAATCTCGGGGGGCTTACTAGCCTGAACGGCCGGGTTAATGGCACTCCGTTTACCGGAACGGCAGTCAATAGCTGGACAGCGGATAACGCTGACCGTGTGCTGTTCGGCAATGCCCGCTCCAACAATACCGGTGCGCTGGTTGCCTCGCTGGCGAATGTCGATACGACCTCCGACACTTTCGTGCCGGCATCGGTGTCATTGCTGAAGTATATGGCCAAGACGGCGGTCCCAAAGATCCGCCCCTACACGACGAGGGACGGGCGGGAGTATTACGTGTGCTTTGCCGGTTCGGCGAATTTCTCGCAGCTCAAGACGGCGATGAACACTGTCGGGACGGCTGGAACCGTGTCGGGTATCAATCTCTATGCCCGGCCGCGGGAGGAGAACGGCTACGGTGACGCGCCGAATAATCCGCTCTTCCAGGACGGCGACCTGATGTACGACGGCGTGATCATCCGGGAAATCCCGGAGATCGAAAACTTCGTGGGGACCACGGCAACCCCCGGAGTGTGGCTCATGCACAATGTCGGAACCACGACCAGCCGGGTGGCTCCGGTGTTCCTGTGCGGCCAGCAGGCAGTGATGTTCGCTTGGGGCAAGATGGCAACCCCGACATTCCGCGACCAGACCGACTATCAATTTGTCCGTGGTGTTGGAGTAAAGATGTGCTACGGCGTGGCGAAAACCTTCCGCATTCCGCGCCGGAACTTCGATACCGTCGACACCACTTACACGAAGATGGTGCAGACTGGCATGGTTACTGGTTTCTTCTCTGCTACTCAGCCGACTTAACTTGATCTGAAGCAAACAAGAGGGCGGCGGCGTTGCTGTCGCCCTCTTTCATGGGGCTTGGAGGATAAAAATATGGCGGCAAATATCACCTATCTCGGCGAGCCGGGGGCCGGCGAGGATACCGTGCTTCACTGGGCGGCTCTGGACTTTCCGATCAATACGCCGGTGCTCGTCGATCCTGACGTGGTGGCGACCAACGGTGAGCGTATTTTCTACGAGCACGTCCTCAAGAAGGCGGCAAAAAACCAGTACTTCACCTATGAGGAAGTGACGCCTGCGGCGAGGAAGACCAAGGCCAAGGCGAAGGACGAGGAGCCTGACGCCGAGGACAAGAATGGCGATGACGACTTTGCCGACGACTACTTTGAACTGCCGAAGGACTGGCGGGATCTTCATCACAAACGTCTGATCGCCTTAGCTAGGCGAATGGGTGGAGAAGGTGACGATCTAGCCACCCGAGACGGAGCAATAGCCTTTATCGACGAGTATCTTCGTTTAGGAGGCCGCACATCCATTGCGAAGCGAGGCGAGGCTTAACGGTTAATGCCGGTTAGCCAACTCCAGTGCTCGCCTGATTTTATGTTGCCAATGGTATGCCGATCGACGGCAAAGCAGGCGGCAAGGGCTATTGTTGTCTCGCCGGCTTTCAAGCGTTGGACAATCTCAAGCACCTGTCCTTCCCTCAGTTTGGAAAGAACGTTCTTCGAGCCGTAATTTGGGGCCTTTCGGCGTAGCACGCGGTAAGCATGCAGCATGTTCTCATTTCGCGTTGAGTATTCGAGATTGGACAAGATGGCATTGGCTCGGTTGCCGTCTTTGTGATTGACCTCTTTTTGGGCCGGACATGGACCAATAAAGGCGGCAGTCACTAAACGATGGACTGTGAGTGTGTGGCCTCGTCCATTCCGGGCAAGGCCGACGACTGGATAGCCATATGCGTTCAATGGCGACTTTAGAATGCGCCCCACAATAGCGCCTTGGCCTCGGCTTGTGCGTCGGACCCGGCCTTGGTCCGAGACTTCGTAGCAATCTTCCCAGCCAACGACAGGCTTCCACGTTTCCATGACTACCCCCCTCTTTTGTGGGAGAATATAACCTATGCCAAATGGAGCAAATACCAGAAGGGACTTAATTGATAACGTATTAGCCGAAATGTCTCTGCTTGCTTCAGGGCAGGCGGCGGCTCCCGAGGACGTAAGCCAGGTTGATCGGGCGATCGAGCCCGCCGTAGCTCGCTACCAGGCGCTCGAAATTCTTGGTGACTTCGATACGGATAACGTCCCTGATGAGTTTCTCACTCCTGTCGCGATCCTCATCGCGGACACTCTCCTCGACCAGTATGGCATCCCGCGTGGGCTGGAGGCGGACCCGTCCAGTTGGAATGCCAAGGTGGTGCGATCCACGAACGAAATGCGGGTGATGCGTGCGATGCGCCCGACCTACAGCGTCCTGCAAGTGACCTATTTCTGAGCCATGGTTTCTATCCCGTTCCCACTCGGCTCCTATCCGGGGCGGCGCACGCATGAGTCAGCCGGGCGGCTGATCAACGCCTATGCGGAGCCGCTCGGGCCGGGCGCGGTGGGTGCGGCGAAGATCGTATCGGCGGCCGGGCTCAGGAAGTTCACGGAAGCCTCGACGAGTGGCGAGACGCCGGTGCCGCTCACTGGTTACCGCGGAGCCATCCTCGTCGGCAGCACGCTCTACGCGGCGTTCGCCAATACGCTGGTCTTCATCGATGCGGCCGGCGTTGTTACGAAGGTTCCCGGCACACTCGCCGGCACCGGCCGCGTGCAGTTCTCGCGCAATAACAGGCAGCCCGTCCCTGACCCTCCTGGCCCTCCTGACCCTCCTGGAACCTCCTACCCGGATGTGGTCGCTACCACGTCGGCGGGCTCCTACCTCTGCAGTACGTCAGCGATAACGCCTATCGAGCCCGGCATGTCGGAAGTGACCAGCGTCTTTATGGACGGCTACACGTTCTATGCCGACGGCTTTGGCACGATCCAGGCGTCACAGATCAATGACGCCGCCACCTTCAACGCCCTGGACAGGACGACGGCGCAAGCGAAGGCGGGGCAACTCCGGCGGCTGATCGCCTACGACCAGCACCTCTTCGCCATGTGCGAGACATGGATCGAGGTGTTCAGGAATACCGCCAACCCGGAAGGGTTTCCGTTCAGTAGGGTGGCGGTGATCAATCGCGGCCTCATCGCCACC